GTTTTGATTGCTCGTTAAAGCAGTAGTAGCCCTTTTGTATTCATCCATATAGACAACTCCCACCTCGTAGTCTCGGTTACTATGAAGGCTTTTATTAGAAGACTGTTGCTGTAAAGAATACGAAACATTACTGACATTGAAATACTCAAAGTATTGATTGTCTGCGTTAGAAGTACGGCTGTACTGAACGCCCAGTATGCTCACTCCAAACTCATCAGTTGAAAGCGGGTCAACATCTATAAAGACCCCTTGAGAAAGCGCCGTTATACCTGAGTTTACAGTTGTGTATCCCGATGGTGCAATTAAAGAACAATTGAATACATCGGTAAACGTACTTCCGTCAGCACAGTTCGCTAAAGACTGGTACGTACCTGACCCGTTAACTCCCAGTTGAGATTGAAACTCAGGACTGGTAACCATCTCATAAACACTATTATATGCTTGAGGAAGGGTATATACAAAAGATATGGTAAACGTAGGGTGGTTAGGTAGGTCCGCAGAGCCTGTGCCAGAGCCAGAAAAAGAAGCGTGAGTAACGGTAAATGAAAAGCCAAAGACACCTCCCTGAACTAAGTCAGGAGCTGTATCAAAATCAATTACGGCTTTACCCGTAGTACTTGGTGTAGCGTTTTGGTCAATACTGTAACTCTGACTAGCCACATCTCCAGCCGCTTGGAATACCGATAGGGTCTCGGAGACCACTTCAGCGCTGTAGTTGGTATCTATACGAGCGCCCGATGCAATTGTCAAATCATATCCATCGACATAGTTTCCGTACATCAGGCGGTTGCCCATAATGGTTTGAGCCTGCGCCTTAAGCGGTACGTTATCGTAAAGCCTCGCTATCTCTGATTGAGGCAGTAAGGTGTAGATTTTCTGATTGGTAAAGTTGACCGTCTGAACGACGTTATTAGGCCAGCCCTCTTCGCTTTTTATATACTTCTGTATGACCCGAACTGTAGAGTCTGTACCGAGTTTAAAACAAAGGTCAATACCCACTACATCCTCACCTCCCGTATTGATACCCACAACAGCTGTGTTGTAGCGGTTAAGCATACCAGTATTAAAGTTGGTAGCGAAGTCTAAGCTAAAGGGGCTACTCTCAAAAGCTACGTCGGTAAACTGAGATAACGCGCTATAGTCGTTATTGACATACTTATATCGGTATGAAAACGACACGAAATGAGATTCTAAATAATCCTCCTCTCCAGGTATATCGATAAGCGTCAGCGTAGGAGCTGCGTTTGGTGGCCTTTTAATAACGTTTATATCGTCATTGGTAATTTGGTCAACGTCGGTTGCCGCTATAGGCTGAGGGTAGTTTTCAACTACGTTAATTTTACGAGGCGGATTGTAATCGTCCGTAAAAAACAGCAGGTCCTCTACCTTATTGACACCCGTTATTAAAAACGTAGGATTAAAATTAAGGACAGATGTACTGATAACGTGATAGGTCAATACCTCGTCTGTCGTTCTAAACGACGCAATTATATCAACGACCCCAGTTACGGATGCTGTATTAGCAGAGTCGTGAATAAACCAGTATATAGTTTCGTTAACGCCATCTTCGAACGCCCCAAGACAACGAGCTGAATCACTTAAATCTACCCCTTGATATTGTAGGGTGGTCAAGCGAGTATTGCCCTTAGAGTTTTCTACAGAACCTATCTCCGAGCCTTCCGTAGAACCTAGCCTGACGTTTAAGGCATCGATATATTCTCCATTGGGTACAAGGCGTTCATCGACGCTCTTGTTCATACGCCCCTTGATAAAGTTCCTTTTGACGTTCCCCATTATTTAATCCACTTATTCTGTCCACGCAAGTTCATCAATAATCGGCCAGGATGGATATTGCTGATACGGATTTTTGCATTTCGTAAAAGAGCGGTCTTAGACTTTCGATAACGGTTAACTATATACTCTTGGGTTCCCATCTTGGAGTTGAGGATAGCATAAGAGATATACGAGTAGATAAAGTCCTCAAACAATTTATTGACCGTAATTAACGAGTCATCACCTCCCTCCATACCATCGCTAACGTATTCTAGTATACAGCTTTGACCAGACATAGCCGAGCTAAAGTTTATAACGCCCGCCTTGGGGTCGATACGGAATGTAGGATTGGCATTAGCGGTCTCAGTGTTTAGACCAAACGCAGCGCCTCCAACTGGGAAATCAAAATACCACAGGCCATCGATACACCAGCCTTCGTTTCCGTCGTAAGGGCTGTTCTCGTTGATGTACATCGACCTTAGAGTGCTGTTAAGCCTTTCGGTATCAATAGGTGAGAACTCTGGCTTTAAAGCGGCTCCTGTCTCGTCAAAAAGAATTCTATTGTTTGAATCTTGTAGGTACGCCTGTGCGCTAGTAATTTGGATGTTCTCCGTCAAAGGGAATACCGTTCCATTTCTAAACAAAGACACTCGAACCCAGTTTACATAATCGCTAGGAAGGACAAAACGAAGGTCCTCAGAGACATTAAGCTGCAATACCTTAATCTCTTTAAACGCATCGTAGTTAAGCTCCTGTATGGCCCTCTTAGCGTGAAATAAAATCTTATAGCGAGACTTCTCGTTTACCAACTCGTTATTACCGCTATACATAAGCTGGTAGTTGGTTACGATATCTCGTAAACTGACATATTGATACGACCCCCAATTGGCATCCTCTGGAGAAGCCCCTGCGTTTTCGTAGTATTGATACTGAGTGAGGTATGCCATATTACTTGCTTTGCTGGTCGGCGATTTGTTCTTGATTTACCGCATAATTTACCACATCAATCTCACGTATAGAAACCCCTGCGTACTGTAAAATTTTATTTACCAAACGAGGCTCGTCGTCAGAAGGCAATTCAAAATCCTGGTAGTCAGCTTGAGTTTGGTCAAATACAGGCTCTCCTGCCGTTAAACTTATATAGGTCCAGTTTGGAGGAAGGGGATATCGAATATACTGAATCGTACCTGACGTGATGGTCGCGGGATACGCTGTAGCTGTATTTCCGTTTTGAACAAAAGCGGGGAAGCCAGTCGTAGGAGCCGTAAGAGATGACGCCAACAGTAAGTTAATCTTAGAGTTAGACACCTGCTCTAATTCATAGTTGCTACCTGTAGGAAGTATCTTATTAATTAAATAATAATCAGCAGGAAGAGCAAATGAGTTTGTGGTAAAATTCACAACTGTAGAGAAGTCATCGATAACCTCCTCTAAAGAGCGCAATACATCAGCGTAGCCCGTTCCTGACTGGCGGACATTCTCTTTATTAATCTGGTAATTATAATCGTTAAAGTACTCATCGAATATCTCCAGCTGCGCTTGTTTAGCGTACAGATTAAAATCTGCTGGCGAGAGATAGCCAAAATTGTTCTTATTCAGTATCGATAATACCGTGCTTCTGACCGATTCTATCATAGGTACGCTTTTGACAAAGATAAATCAAAAAAAGGGGCCGATATTTTTGCTTGCGATGAATCGCAATAAGAAAAAAAAAGAGGGACCTAAGCCCCTCCTTTATTTCTATTTCCTTAAATATCAAGGACTAACAACAATAGAAGTAATCGCAGTGGGAGGGGTAGGTTTACTCTCTACCTGTCTCCAGTTACTAGCTAATGCCTTTTGTACTTGCTCTGTCATAAACAGTTTCCACTGATGAGTGGTTACATCCGCAGCGTGAGCAATTAAAATCAGAATAGGCTGTGACGTTGCATTTAGATACCTAAGAGTTAACTGAGTAGAGGTTGTGGTATCTATATGGGCAAGGCCCTGCAAAGGGATAAGAACCTCTTGGCCATCGGCGTTTGTCAAAGTGATGTACTTTACCATAATATATTTATTTAAGCCGAAGGGCCACTGATGTTAGTAACTGTTTGAGGAAAAGATGAAGCCGCAACCTCAAGCATAGGCTTGGTATAGCTGTCTTGCTGAACCTCAATAAGTAAGTCTTTTACGAAATTTGCCATAGCAATATTCTGAGCAGCAACAGTTGTTGAAGCATAGGTAATTGTCATAACGTCCTGGTTTGCCTCAGAATTCATATACTGAACTTTACAAGTTGTAAAAGGAGATGATGCATCTATCTCGATATTGTAAACGTCAAACGCGGGGAGAATCATTGTGTCGTGGCTCGCAATGCCTGTGACTTTGATATACTTTTGCATTGTAAAAAATTATGCGTTAGAAAAAATTATCGACACAAATATACAATAAAAAAAGAGGGGCTATTAACCCCTCTTCTCTCGTGTATAAACGTATAGGTCTACATAGTGGACTCTAACATTTTAAGGATTTCAATTCCGTCATCAGATTGTAAGTAAGCTGCGATAGCTGACTTAGGGTCTTCACCAAACGGAACAGACATCATACGTTTCTTGTTGGTCTTCAAATTAAAGTGGACATCACGTCCGTTATTGCGAAGTCCCAATAAATTCTTTTCTAGAAATAAAGCCACCTTGCCAAACATATCCAGCGAAGGGTCTTCTAAAGCATCTAGGAAATCTTCTGGGTAGCGTTTAGCGAGAATTAAAATATCGCGCTTAAGCTCCGAAGACGAAAGTTTAGAAGGGTCAATTTCTAGTAGTACACGAGCGACCATTTCCATTTCTGTAAGGTCCATTTTACGTGCAGCGACTAAAGCGTCAGCTTCCAGGACCATATAGTCGAGCTCTTCTTGAGCGTCCTTTTCCTTATCGACTTCAGAAAATGCCGAACCTGAATCAGGGTGTAGACTTAAAAAATGTTGTAGTACCTGATTTTCTCTAGGTACAGAAAGGAACCCGTCTTCAAAGACGATTGGTTCTAAAATAAAGTTTCCGTCTTGCTCGTCCTCGAAAGGCGTTTTTTGATTGCGAGCATAGCGTAAAGCGCGATTGACTTGTCCGTCAAAATACATAAGCGGCTTACGAGCGGTATTGCGGGAAGACAGCGTAAAAGTTAACGGTGCCACATCGCGGTTGAGTTTGTAGACCTTGTCTACAATAGGATTTGAATTTTTCATTCGATTAAATTTAAAGTTTAAAAAGAAAAAGGGAGGAGGTTTTACTGCCCCCTCCCTTTCAGAGATTAGTCACGGAACAAGAAGAAGTTGTTGGCACCTAAAGTGCAAACAGCTCGTTCAGACAAGAAGTTAACTTGCATCTTATCGATAGAGCTATTTGCTGCTCCACCAGCAGAACCAGTAATCCAAGTCTTGTAACGACGGTCTTCAGTTTCTGAAGCGCGGTACCGAACGTGAAGGAAAGGTCGCTTAGCATTCTTACCCATAATCTGGTCGTATACAGTTGTTGAGCCAGCTGGCACCAATAAACCATCTACTTTACCCGAATTAAGACCACCACGCATAGTTGGGTCGTTCAAGTACTTCCAGTCAGACTTATAGAAGTCATAACCACGACGGAAACCACGGAAACCAAGGTTCAACGCCATCTCTTCGTCATTGTCAAAGAGACCGTAAGAAGTACCACCAGCTCCATAAGAGTTCTGAGCAGCCAACATATCATCAATAGCAAATGAGAAGTCACGGTTAACGAAGATTACATTCTCTTCGATAGAACCCTGCTTATCCAATCGCTGGATAATAGTGTCAAACTCAGCCAATGTAGTTGGGATACCTTGGAATACATTTCCTCGAGTATTTACTACATAGAAGATTCCGTCAGAACCAGCATCTGTACTTCCAGCAGCGCCACCAGTAGCAGAATTAGCAGCAGGGCTAAGCTCAGCCAATGCTCCAGAACCAGCTACAGCAGGTACAGCTTCAATCATAGCAGTCTCCAAGTAGTCGTCAAAACGAAGACGTGTCTCGTGCTCAGACTTCAAATACCATAGGTATCCAGTAGCTCCGTTCTCGGTAGTTACTTCAACCCAACCGATTTGAGCCATATCAGAACCATTAACACTATAAGTGTCCTTCAAGATAATAGGCTTATTCTCAAAGAAGTTGTCTTGAGCTTCTAAAGAACCAACCATTGTATCTGTTCCCTTAGCAAACTCAGAACCGTATACAAATACAGTACAAGTAGTGTTTTGAGGAAAGTTTTGAGTAGCCTCGTAGTACTTTACAGAAAAAGTAAAGGTACCACCTGCTCCAGTAGGAGTGCTCGAACCTGTAGTTACAACGGCTTTATTGCTCAATGTTGATGCGCCTGCGTTAGCAGAAATCATAACGGTTTGACCAACTCGCAAAGCAGCTGTTGAAACACCAGCAGGTAGAGTTACAGTAAACGTGTGAGCAGCAGCTCCACCAGGTGCACTGTCAGCATTACAATCTGTATACTTAGTATGCAAACGTCCTTGCTCAGCCCATTTGATAAGGTCAGAGTTAGAAGGCATCTCCGCTCCTACCATACGTAAGAATCCAGAAACAGTACGGTTACCGTAACGCTCGAATTCTTTCTCGTAGGTATCAGGAAGATACTGGTTTAAAAAATTAAAATTAGTAATGTAGTTCGTTTGAAGAGCTACTTTACTTGGTGCTGGATTCAAATCGAATCCAGGGGTTGTTGCTACAGCCATTTTTTTTGTTTTAAAATATTACACTCGACGGGCGCTCTTAATTTTGAGGCCACGTCCCGAATCGGAACTTACGCTCCGAATTTGCACCCCATCCTTATTAGCTGTCTCAGGTACTCGCCGCGAATCCATATTAATATTTTTGGACTTACGACTTATATCTTCGACGCCATCAGACTTACCCTGCTCATAAAAGAACTCGGCAAATTTAGAAGGATTCATTGCCACGCTTAAAGCCTTGTGGTATCCCGCAGCGTCTTTAATCAACCCGTCATCCCCTATAAACTTATTTACGAAGTTCATAATATCTAACTGAGCCGACTTTAAGTCGCTAGCGTTGCCTGGATTAAAAGTGACGTCCTTTTCTCCGACTGCAAATTCAAAACCTTTGAATTTATCAGAAAAAACTTCGTCAGTTTGCTTCCGAAACCACTCGTTACGACGAGTGTTCTCTTGTTGGACACTACTAGACTCTTTCACGTATTGTTGATAGGCTTTAAAGTTCTCCTTCTCTTCTCCAGACAACGGGTTACCACTTGACTCAAGGGGTACCTTATATTGCTCTTGAAGGTCAGAAAAATATTTCTTGGCCTTATTAACCACTTTTTTCTTAGCTACTTTTTGCTTACGTACAAAAGACTCCTCATCGAGGTCTTCATCATAAGTTAAGTCTTCTACCATACCCTTTACATCGTCGGCATCTAAGCCTTCT